GATATTCGAGCAGAAGAAGAATACGACAATGGTTATGAACAGGGAAGAGATGAAGGCTTCTTTGACGGTTATCTTCAATGCTTAAAGGATTTGGGAATAAGAAAATGAGTGGCGGACATTTTTATAACAACAATCTTTCAATGAATCTTGAGCAACTTGAAAATGAATTAAGATGGCAAGGAGGCGCTTCATACTCAGTTCGAAATGAAGTTTTGGCTTTTGATTTGTCAAAAACAATAAGAATATTTTAATTGAAAAAGGGGTAACCAAATGGATGAATTTTTGAATGCTCTTATCGGAGCAATTGCTCAGTCACAGGGACAGTCACAGCGTTTTGACGGTCAGAGACCTAATAAATCACAGGAACCACAGCGTCAGCCAACAGGTGACGCTGCCACACAGATTAAAGCAAACCGTGAACTTGCAGAGCAGTATTTTCAGCAGGCACTTCGCTTGAAGCAGGAAGCTGACAAACTTGAAGCTGCAGAAAAGGTAAAGAAAATCCGCTTTGAAGAGGACCTTCGTCCAATTCCTGCTGTAAAATACAACAACAAAGTTGAGCGTTTTGCCCGTGAACAGGACTCAAACAACTACATTGCCTATCTTCTTGAAAATGGCGCAAATCCTGATGATATTGAAACTTTCAATATCGACATCAATATGAACCCAAGGTTCTGGAGAGCTTAAATGGAAAAGGCTGTTGATTGGCTTATTGAAGGGAAAGCTTTCCCTTGGTTTGAAGGCAGCGGATTTGCTTTCATCGTATGTTGTGTTGCAATCGGCTTTTGTGTAGCTGTTGCAGTATCAAAGAAAGTACGAAACAAGTTCTTTTAAGGAGTCAGAATGGACTATCGGTATTTAGGGTATACTTTTTTATTGTTTGTCTGCCCTGGCCTTGCACTTTTTGCAATTCATTTTTTGGCAGTATTTTTATAATGAACTTGTGCCTGGCACAAGTTCATTATCGGGGAAGACTCTTACAAGGAATTCAAAACTTGGACCCGCTGGGAAGACATCTTGAAGCTTGCAACTCTTTGTGTTGCAAACAGATGCAAAGGTTCAGAAGCAGGTGACGGCGTTTGGAGAACAGATGTTCCTGCACTTGCAGTAAATATGGGAAACAAATTTGAAGATTGTTCTGCAACAAACACAAGAAACAAACTTATCGAAGAATTGATGGATATGTATCTTACTGACAAAGAATGGTACAACAATGTCGGAGGCGTGTAATGAAAATCGCAAATATGATTGTCACAATTCTTATTGGACTTTTAGGTTTGTATTATCTTATTGGCTGGACAAAAATACCACAGCCTACATCACGAAGATATTATGCAGTAAGAGTGTACAAAGTAGAATAAATTTTTGATAGTCGGCTTTTGGCCGACTATTTTTTTACTTCCCTTCGTCTTCTTCCTCTTTCTTAGGCTCTGTGTTAGTAATTGAAGGCTTATCATTTCTTTTTGTTTCAAAACCTTGCAATCCTTTATTCACACCGATTATCCCTGTTATAACTCCAAGCAATAAAGCTACTGAGCCATAAAACTCTCCTGGGATTGGCTTGCCCAAAAAGTGGCCAACTAACCCTGAAGCAATCGTTCCTACAACAACTAAAATGTCAGCATAAACAACAGAAGCAAAAGCCCATCTTGTTGAACTTATTGTTGTGTCGTCGTCTGCTATTTCACGTATTGAAATAAAGTGACTTTTCTTCATAATAAACTCCTAAAATAATTAGTCATAATTAGTAGGAAATTTTTTCATCAACTTGCACCATAGCTTTTTTAAACTCATAAACTAATTATTAAAATTACTCGAAAGACTTCGGGTAAAGGAGATATTCAATGGGTTCAAAAAATTCTTGGCGCTTGCAATTTATTGATATTGACAAATCATTCACAATCAATACTGAAGCAAGCACAATCAAGGGCTATATGGTTGTTCGCGCTCCAAAAGGTGAGAAAAATCCATACTATTTTGAGCGTGGCAATATGGAAGCGATTTACGCTATGGTTGGTGTTCCTACATCAAATTGGCCTGACCTTTATGAGGCAGAAGCTTTCAACCAAGAGTATGGTTTATACATCTCTGCTCCTGCAGGTTCTTCAGCTTCATACCCTTCATACTTCGGTGGTTCTTACATCACAAGTAAAGGTCTTATCGACTTCTACAATGTTACAGGTAAGGACGTAGTTGACTATACACAAATGGTTCAGGTTGGCTTTGAAAGTGCACAAGGCTACAGAGACTCAAATGTAAACATTATCGTTAACCCAGAAGGCGTTGGTGGTGCTTCAGGTTATCCTACAGGTGAACTTCCTGATGGAACAAAAGACAATGTTGCAGTTTACATCACAGGTATTACTGCAAAAGTTTGGGCAAATGTTCAGGAAATTGGTCTCAACTATTGGGGAGACGAAAAGTCTGGATTTGAAGAAGGCGTTTACTACTACTCTGTAAACAAGACCGACCATAAACTTTATGTTGAAAATAAAGATGGCGATGTTGTAACAGACTTCTACTGTGGTGTTTGGTGGAAAGCTGCAGACGGCACATACTCAGTAATGATTGGTGGTAACTCTTGGGCTATCAACAACTCATCATTCAAGACAGGACAGGCATCTGCTCTTGCAACTCTTTCTGAGCTTGGTATCACAGCAACATCTACAAACGATTATAACAACTCAGACGCACCACTTTTGACATTGACAGACCTCTTGCCAAATGTTGAATTGGCTTGTGCAATGGCTTCTTCAAAATATTCTTGGGCTGATGTTGTAGCTTATCTCGAAGACGGAAACTCATTCGGTGCTTCAGGTGCTGCAGTTGACCCTAACTTCCTTGGTGTTGAAGTTATCGTTGATGGTCCTAACGGAAAGACAATGTATGAAACAACTTCTACTTATGTTTCTCCAAAGAACCGCTATCAGGGTATTACTTGGTTGCTCAATGTAAAAGCTGATACATACGGATATATCGTTCAGAAATCTCCTGCTGAAGTTACAACTGAAGTTAACATCACAGGCATCGGTTATGATAAATGGAAGTATGATTTCGCTGCTCCTCTTATCATTGGTGACCTTAAGAAAATTGACCGTTCAGTTCTTGACAACTTGAACTACAACAACGACGACAACTTGTTCTTGAACATTGAAGGTTCTTACTCAGGCAACGAACTTATCGTTCCAGAAAAGGCTGCTGCTGCAAAGAAAATCAAGTTGTATTCTTACAACCCAGAGTTGGATGAAACAAAATTCCCTACAGCTGCTAAGGCATCTGCAAATGTTGGTGAGTCTTACTTGACACAATCAATCTTGATTTACGGTGTAAAAGTTTTGAACAACAACGCTGAAGTTGCAACTGAACTTGAAGACAACACAACAACACTTCAGATTGACCACGAAATCGTTTACGTTGTATCTCCTTCAAACTTCCAGTTTGAAACAGAAGACGATGCAAACTATCCATTGGTAAAAGACATCAACTTCAACACAATGACATTCTCTGTAAAAGAGGAAGTTTACCCAGGTGAAATGATGAGCGGTGGTGAGTTCACTGGTTCTTTCGATGAAAAAGGTAAGGATGGTTTTGGTGCAAACATTTATTGGCCAAACGTTCTCAATGATGACGATATGTCATTTATTGAAATCCATCCTGACAAGACTTTTGACGAAGATCTTGACTCACACGGTATCTATACAAAGAAACGTATCGTTGATGACAAATTGACATACGACGTAGAAGGAAACATTGTTCCTGTAACATTCAAACTCAAACTTAAAGGTCAGCGTTATGCTACTTATGCTGTTGAGAAAAACCTTGCAGAAGGTACAGTTGGTGGCGCTTGGCGTGATGAGTTCCAAATGATTGTTAAACAGGGTTGGACTGAAGCATTCGATGCTCAGTACGATGATGTTTATGTATTTATGGATCCTACAGGACAGGAATTCGTACATACACAGCACGCATCACTTGTTGAAACACACAAGCTTGCAATGGCAATTTCTCCTAAGCTTATTACTCAGGGTGAGTTTGCAAATCCTTCAAAACTTACTGTTACTGGTCGTTCTAAACAGACAGCACAGTATGCAGGTGAATTCCAATTCTATGATGCTTACACAGGTAAGTCATTCTGGATGATGCCTATTGGTGATGTTGGTTTGATGTACTGCCGTATCATCGAAAAGAAGATGGGTGGTTGGGCTCCTGCTTGGTACAACTACAACAATATGGGTGGTCAGTTGCCTCGTGCAATCTTGAAAGCTCGTTGGAACTTCTCTGACACAGCAACAAAGATTATGGATGAAAAGGGTATCAACCCAATCGTTTATAACGCTGACGACGGTTTGATGTGTGTATCATCAAAGACAACTCAGGATCCTAACAACGTAACAGACTGGTCTGAAGTCGGCCACGTTCTTGCATTCTTGCTCTGTAAGCGTGAAATCCGCGACAACGTAATGCGTCAGCAGATTAAGAAACCTATTGACGATTACTGGATGGGAGTTCGTCAGGAACAGGTTGAAGCAATCCTTGCAAAGAGAACTGTTGGTTCAAACAAGATTTGGGCAAAAGCTGTTTGCGATATTGCTGGTGTAAACAACGATACAACAAAAGCAATGAAGAAGTTCTACATTTACGTTAAAGTAAAGGTAAACGTATTCTCTGAGTACGTAGTACTAGTGTTCGAAAATGTGGGTCAGACAACAAATATATAAGATTTTAAGAAGACATTCTAAAAAATAAGTCTTACATATAGGCTCCTTATACTAAATGGTATAAGGAGCTTTTTATGCACATTTATAATTCATATAAAGAACTTATTGATTTTGCAAAGTCTCAAACTCGCTCAAGACAAGACGGCAATTACTATGAAAAGCATCATATATTGCCAAGATGTATGGGTGGCACAAATGAAAAAAGTAATTTAGTTCTTTTAACTTTAGGTGAACATATTCAAGCTCATTATTTATTGGCTTTAGAGAATAAAGATAATTCTTTTTATGGAAAAATGCTTGATGCCTGTATTATAATAATTCATCCAAAAAATTATATCAAAAAAGGGAAAGAAGATGCAGTCAAAGAATTTCTTGAAGATGACTCTGCAATACGATATTATGAAAACATTAAAAAAGAGAATCTTGAATATAGAAAAACTAAGCCTGGGCCAAATAAAGGTAAAACATTTACATTTAACAGAACCTGGGTTCAATACGAAAATCAAAAACCTGTTGCTGCAGGTGATAAAAGATTACAAAAAATGTTAGAGCAAGGTGCAGTAATTATTAAAGACTGTCCTATATGTCACAAACAAAACTCGAGAGAATCTTACTGTTGTTGTGAAGAACACTTACAGCAATATGAACTAATAAGACGAGAAAATGTTAAAAAAGTTCAAGGTATCAATTCTGCAAAAGTTTGGGCTACATCTGATAATACTGAAAGAATAAGAAAAATAAAAGAAAGTGGTTCTGGGCCAAATATAGGTGAAAGACTTTGGGTAAACAATGGCAAAGAAACTTACAACATATCAACTTCAGAACTTAATGACTATAAATTAAAAGGATTTGTTGAAGGCCGTTTAATGCCACGCATAGTCGAGTATAGGTGGCATAAAGCAACTAAATAAAAAAAGGACATTGCAATGACAGAAGAATTGTTTGAAAGTATCTTAAAAGAGTCTGATGGCTTTACAATTGGAAATACAAAAGTATTGCCAACGCCTCCTGCATCAAGTTCACAGGCTCAATTATCTTATACAAAACCTAATGTTGGTTCAGGCTATTATGCAATCATTGACTACATTGTAAAACACCCATTCTGCAAAAGAAAGGAGATTATCGATGCAATCTGGGGAGATAGAAGTCGTGGTCAGTGGAGCTCAGTTTTCAAAGCTTTGCATTATGATGGCTTCTTCCGTATAACAAATAAGTGGGAGTACATTCCTACAGGTAAGGCTGTTGAATTTGTTGCAGAACACGAAGGTAAGGAGATTATAAATCCTTCTGAAGAAGAGATTGAAGATCACGAGGAAGAGTAATGGGAAAGACTGCAGTTATTGCTTGGGGTAGAATGAATCCTCCAACAATCGGACATCTTAAATTGGTTGACACTGTAAAAGACTTGGCAGTTGACAACAACGGTGAGCCTTTTGTATATTTGTCTCATTCTGTTGATAAGAAAGGCGAAAATAAAAATCCTCTCCCATACGAATTAAAAATAAAATATGCGCAAAAAGCTTTTGGTGATTGTGTAAAAGAATCCTCTGCAAAAACAGTTATCTTTGCGCTCCACGAAATATATGAACAAGGTTTTACTGATTTAATCTATGTTGGCGGAGAAGACCGTATTGGTGGTGAAGGCGACATTACAGAGATGATTGGTAAATACAACGGGTTTGAAGCAAAGAATCCTGCTATGTATTATAATTTTGACTCAATCAGATTTGAAAGCGCAGGTGCTCGTGATGATAATTCTGAAGACTTAACAACAAAAGCTTCTGCATCTTATGTGCGTAAACTTGTTCTTGAAGGCGACCACGAAATGTTTTTGAAAATGGTCCCTCTTTCAGGAGATGATGCTGAAGATATGTGGGAAGACTTAAGAGATATTATGGTAGGAGACTAATAATTAAAGTTGACTTTTTTCAGGACAGGCAAAACGCCTGTCCTTTTTTGTTAATATACTTATATGGAATTATCAAGTGCAGTAAATCAACTCCAAGATCTTGCTCATCAGGGATACGCAATGTTTGATGTAGAGGTTTGCATTAAGCATCCTGATACAAACATTGATATTGTTGTAAGTCCTACAAACATTAAGACAATTACTAAAGACGGAAAAGTCAGATTAGTTCTTACTGAAGAAGACTAATTATGGCAAATGGTTGAAGCTGATTTTGGTCGTGTTATCACGAAGAAAGAAACAACTGTTGGTACTGCTTACATATTTGATTTAATACCTTCTATGTGGGCAGTTATTGTATTTGATGCAGATAGTCAAATAATTCTTTCAAGAAACTTCCCTTATAATGAAATGACTGAAAAAGAAATGTTTGCTACTTGCAAAACTTTTTATAAAAAAGTTAAAGAGGCTCTTTTGAAAAAAGACATCAATGCCTTAGAAGAAATGCTTTAACGTGGAGGATTCATTTGAGTATATCTCTTACATCTTATGGTGCCGCTGGCGAAGTCACTGGCTCAAAACACTTGTTAATTATTAACGATGAAAAATATTTAATTGATTGCGGCGCTTGGCAGGGCAATCAAGAAGATAATCAAAGAAACAGAGATTTTACATTACCTGATGCTGATAAGTTATCAGGAGTATTTTTAACACACGCACACTTTGACCACTCAGGCTTGTTACCAAAATTGGTTAAAAATGGTTACAGAGGAAAAATATATTCGACACCTGCAACCCGTGATCTTGCTTCAATTATTTTACTTGACTCAGCAAAGATTCAAAAATACGAAAAGCCTGCTCCTGCTTATAATGAACAGGACGTTGTAAATACAATGGACTACTTCCGTTGTCATTATTATCATAAAAAGAAGTATGTAAATGATAATCTTACATTTACATTCTATGATGCAGGACACATCTTAGGTTCTTCTATGATTGATATTGAAGTTCCTAAAAAGAAGTCATTATTAAGAAAACTTTTCAAAAAAGAAAATAAAAAGTTGCACATTCTTTTTACAGGTGATTTAGGCCGTAAATCAAATCCAATTACAAATGAGCCTGAAACTTGTATGCCCGCGCCTGATTACATTGTAATGGAAAGCACATACGGCAACCGTTTGCATCAGTCGTCTGAAGTTTGTTACACAAAGCTTGAAGAGATTATCAATCGAACAATCGAAAGAGGCGGTAAGGTTATCATTCCATCTTTTGCGATTGAAAGAGCTCAGGAAATTATTTACAACATCAAACTTTTGATGAGGGATAAGAAAATTCCAAAAGTTCCTGTTTATGTTGACTCTCCTATGGCAACTGCAGCGACAGGTGTTTTCAATATTCACCCAGAGTGTTTTAATAAAAAGATTGTTGAGCAGTTTGTAAGTCAAGGAAAAAATCCATTCAGTGTTCGATCTTTACACTGTATTACTGACTTCAAAGACTCACAAAGAATTGCAAAAACTGATAAGCCTTGTATCGTAATTGCAGCAAATGGTATGTGTGAAGCAGGAAGAGTTATCAATCACCTTAAGACAGGCTTGAGCAATCCTAAAAACACAATCGTAGCTGTTGGTTATATGGCTGAAAACACTTTAGGTAGACGCATTCTCAATCAAGAGCCTGTAGTTCAGATCGAAGATGAAGATTACGATTTGAAAGCTGAAGTTGTATCAATTGACGGCTTCTCTGCTCACGCTGATTACAATGAAATGTTCCGTTGGTTGAGAGACGTTGATAAATCAAAACTTAAAAAGATTATTTTAGTTCACGGTGACTCTGAAGCACAAACTGCATTAAAAGCGTTCCTTGAAACAAATGGTTATAATGTTCAAATTGCAGTTGCAGAAAAGCCGATAGCATTGAATTAAATATATTATGACAATATCGCTTACATTTAAACTTAAAGATCATAGTTGGACTCACGGTGACCTTGTTGCTGACTTCAAGCCTAAAGACTGTATTCAATGGTTAGTTGATAATTACGATCCAAAATACTTTGAAAAAATTGACATTTTTGAGATGCCGTAATTAAACTTACGGCTTCTTTTCTTTATATTATTATTGTAAGGAGTTAAAATATGGCAAGAATTGACGAACTTAAAGCAAAGATCGAAGAAGCTTCAAAGGCTTATGGCGAAGCAAATCCTATTATGTCAGATAAGGAGTTCGACCAGCTTGTCAATGAACTTAAAACCCTTGACCCGACTTATGTTGATACAGTAACCTATGATGACCACGTTGAAGGCTTCCCAAAAGCAAAACACGACTTAATCACAGGCACTCTTGCAAAATGTAAAAACGAAGAAGAATTCAAAGATTGGTTCAAAAAGCACCCAGGCATCTATATGATGGAACAGAAAATGGATGGTGCAGGAATTGAACTTAAGTATCGTAACGGAAAACTTGTTCAGGCAGTTACCCGTGGAACAGGTTTTGAAGGCGATGATATTACTGAAAATGCAAAGCTTGTAAAAGGTGTTCAGCTTGATTGTGTAAACCCACCTCTTACAGGTTCAATCCGTGGTGAAATCCTGATGTCGCATTCAATGTTCAATAAAAACTACAAAGATAAGATGAAGAACTGCCGCAATGCTGCTGCAGGGATTATGAAGCATCTTGATGGTTCAGAACTTGACAACCTCAACTTTGTTGCTTACGATATGCAGGAAACTGCTGAAAAGAAGTTTATCACAACTGAGGAAGACAAGCTCAAGTATCTTGTTTGCAACTGTTTTGAAATCCCTGCTTTCAAAAAAGTTTCTTCTGTTGAGGAAGCATTTGAGTTTAGGACTTCACAGTATGAAAACCGTGAAAACATTGAATACGATATTGATGGTGTAGTTGTAAAGCCTGCAGTGATTGACTATGAAGACCTTAAGAACAGAACTCCTAAGAACAGTTGTGCAATCAAGTTTGAACTTGATGTTGGCGTTTCTCATATAAGAAACATTATTTGGTCTCAGTCAGGCAAATACTTTGCTCCTGTTGTTGAGATTGACCCAATTGAACTGTGTGGAGTAACAGTTACTCACGCACAGGTTTTCAACATTAAGAAAATGATTGAACTTGGGATTGAAATTGGCAAAACAGTTGAAGTGGTTCGTCGTGGAGAAATCATTCCACATATTGAAAAATGTTACTAAAATATGTAATTAACTGCAAGTTCGATGATGCTACAGATGGCGGTGTATTAGACTTAGATAGATGCTGGGATGTTTTATACACACAGGGCTATGAAGTTTATTGCCATCTGAAGATTAAAGACGCATATAAGGTTGTTGCCTCGTCTATCGTTGTTGAAAGACTTATAGATAGGTCTCCTACATACTTCGAAGACATCAATTTGGAGATAAAGGGATGAACAAAGCAAGAGAAGAAAGATGGAAGGAAAGAAACAAACAGCGAGTACTCAAAAAACAGGAAGAACGCTTGCCGCCATCTGATCTTGAAGACGAAGATGACTGGGAAATAGTTTCATATACAAAAGATAATCATATTGAAAGTATTTATGAAGAACATCTTCTTGTAACTCCCGATGAAAAGATTTTTGATATGCGAGGAGTTACAGCAAGTGTGGACAACAGCATTGATGAGCATCCGTCTGCTACAACATTTCATTGGAAAGATTACGGTTCCATTTGGATGTTTCTTTCATCAGATATGTGCATCAACGGTTTGAAAGATTTAAGATTATTAAGAAAGTATTTGCTTAAAGATAAAGTAAAGGTTTGGGTTGACGATGACACAGATGTTGGCGCCATTTGTGATTGCTTCCCAATATTCTTTTCAGGATTGGAGTTCTATAGTTTAGATGAATAAAATTTTTGATAAAATCACAAAGCTTATTCATATTGCAGAAGGCTATGATGTGTCTCCTGGGCATCTTACTCCTGAAGGTATTGGAGATAGACTTGAAAAGTTCACAATTAGATATGATGATCCTCGTGGCGGACAAGTAAAATCCGTTGAAGGCATCAATCTTACATTTGCAAAGATTGATGCAGGAAAAGATTATCTTCTTATTGACTTCCGTGATGTATATCGTAACGCTTCAGATTATTTTGAAACAGAAGACATCCCAAATCTTCATACTTATATCCTTGAACACAATTTTAAGGTATTTGTAAATCAAGAAGTATTGGAAAAGATAACTTCTGTATGTCCTGAATTTTTTGATAAAATGGACATCGCAGAAACACTTGATACAGAAGAAGGTGAAAAGTTAACTTCTTGGCCAACGGCTCGGCCAAAAAGAATTACAGGTTATCTTTCGCCTTCTGCAAAGTTTACAGCGGGCGGTAAAAATATGCAATATGCAACATCAAGTGTACAAGTATTAAAGGCTGCTCCTAAAGTGGCTTGCCCGACTTGTGGTTTTGAAGACTTCTTAAGTGTAAAAAAGTGTAAGAAGTGCGGTATGCATTTTGATTAAGGAGTGAATATGCTTAGAGGTTTGGTTGGTTTTATTCTTGGAATGATTTGCGGGACTTTTACAATTTCAAGTTTTCTGATGGGTGACAGTCCAATCATCTGGGTTGTTATTGATGTTATCGTACTTACTGTTCTTCTTATTTGGTGTCATAAGCATCATATCAAGAAAAGAGACGAATACCACGATAAAATTCGAGGAAGATTTAAGTATAGAGATTAATATAATTTTATGAAAATAGGTGTGATTCCAGATGTGCACGGAAGTAAGCACTGGAAAAAGAATCTTGAAAAACTCAAAGATTGCGATAAAATTGTCTTCTTGGGGGATTATGTAGATTCTTTTAATGAGGATGAAAAAGGACTCCCTGCTCTTGCAAACGTAAAGGAGATAATTGAAGCCGCAAAGGCAGACCCACGCATCGACCTTCTTGTAGGTAATCACGAGTTTGAAAATTATTGGTTTGGGTGTGGTCGTTGTTCAGGATTTCAAATGAACTGTTATGAAGCATATCATCAGGTCTTTGAAGAAAACTCTGATATGTTTAAGATTGCCGTTGAATATGACGGCTGGGTTTTCTCTCACGCAGGTTTTACAAAAACTTGGGTTGAAGAAACAATGAAACGCTTTAAGGAAAGAATTGCAAACTTTGAACTTGCTGATAAGCCAATTGAGTTTGCAAATCAAATGTTAAAAACAAGAAATGTATACTGCTTTAGATTTTCAGATTGGGACATCACTGGGTATGGTGACTCAAGATTTCAAGGTCCATTATGGGTGCGCCCAACTGCTTTACTCAAAGACTATCTTTTTGAAAAGCAAGTAATTGGACATACTGAAACAAGAGGCGGTGAAGTTCTTTGTATAAAGAATAAAGACTTACAGGTTGTTATGTGTGACACTGAAAGTCATTCAAATTATTTTATTCTTGATACAGAAAATCCGCCAGAGTTTTTAACACTTGAGGATGCCAATCGAAAAGCAAAAGAGCAGGAAAAAGAGCTTATGCGTGAAAGAGGACGCATCGGCGAAAAGAAAAAAGTACTAAGGGACAAATACAATCTGACAAAATCCGAAATGAACAGACTGTACTTGATTGCACAATGTGATGCAAGCAAAGCTTTCTGAGATTCTTGGAAAAATTGAATTATGATAAGAAGTAATCCTTTAAGGGAAATAAAAAGAGTTGTAGGACAATTCTTTGAAACAGAGTATTGGTATCGCTGGCGCCACGAAACATATAAGTATGTCAATGGGTATGGAAAGAATTGTAAAGAAACAACTTTTAATGCTTTCCGATTGGCAAACACTTGGGATGGCCCAGATGCAATGTACAGATACTTTGACATCAAACTCAGTCATATGCTTTACAATCTTAAATGGAATTGCGATGAAAGCAAGTCTTACATTGATGGCGGCGCAATTGCTGCTTACGGAAATAAAGCAGACGAGTTACTTATTTGGAAAAGAACTTTGCAATCTTTGAAAGATATATGCCATCACAAAATCAACAAAAATGAATTCTTCTGTGATGAGTTCTTTTATCAGGATTGCACAAACTATGTCTATGATAAGAAGTCAATTAAAAACGGCGCACATCTTAACATTGCAGGTGTAACACTTTGTTGGGACAAGCACGCAGAGAATCGTAACATTGATTTGGTTTACATTACTGAATTTGATGGTTATGATCTTGGCAGCGAAAGAGAACTTTGGTATTTGATTGAAAAGGGTAATGATGCTCTTAAGTATGAAACAGATGACATAGCTGTAAAGACAGTCAAGTCAATCAAAAAGTTTGGGAAAGTAATAAATGACTTTAATAAGTATCAATTTTTACCTATCCCAGATCCTACAAATCCTAATGTAATTAAAAAGCATTTGCCTGAATGGACATTTGAGGATTTCACTTTTGCACAGCATACTTTTGACATAGACATTGCTGACTACAAAAAGTTTTCAAAAGATCTTATGTGTCATATCCGCGGTGCAATTCCAAAAGTTCGTTCAATTTGGACTTTCAGAAAAATGCTTCGTGACTATCATAAGTTTGTTGTTGAGCTTATGGACAACACTGAACATACTTATGATGAAGCTTTGGAAAAAGAGAACTTAACAGAAAGATATAAAACTTTCGATGAAATTACTCAGCGAGAGATTTATGATAAAATGTATAATAAGCTTTGTGAAATTGCCCGTTACTTTGCAGACAATTCACAACATTGGTATGATTAGAAACGGAGGTTTATAAATGCGAGATTTAGCTTCAATTTGCACTATTGAAAAGGTTTGGCCGCTCGAAGGAAAAGACAAGGTACAGGGCGCTTCAATGGTTGAAAACTCATATGAAGCAATGGTGTCAAAGGACATTCAGCCTGGGCAGCTTGTTGCTTTTATTCAGGAAGGCTCAATTCTCCCAGTAAAAGATACTTGGGAATGGCTTCGTAAGCGTTGCTTCAAAGAGTCAGTAAATGGCTTTGTTATCAAGCCTATGAAGTTTGCAACAATCAAGTCTTGGGGTTTGATTGTTCCACTTAACGAACTTGGCCTTGATGAAAAAGTTTGGAAAAAGTTTAAGGCAGGCGATGACATTACTGATGTTCTTGAAATCCGTAAGTATGAACCTGAGGAAGATGCATCTCCAACAAAAGGTGAGTCAAAGAAGGCTTATCCTAAGTGGGTTAAGTTCTGCCTCTCACATATTCTTACTCGTTGGATTGGTCGTATTTGGCAGAAGAATCATCAGAACTCTTCAGGCGGCTTCCCTTCAAATTTGATTTCAAAGTCTGATGAAACAACAATCCAGAATATGAAAGGGACTCTTCAGAAGTTCGCTGATGAACGGGTTTATGTAACTGCAAAAATGGAAGGTCAATCATTTACTGTTGTTCCTGTTTTCAAAGGAAAGAAGCTTACAGGCGCTTATCCTTGTTCTCGTAACAATGCTTACACTCTTCCCGACAATTCAATCTTCTGGGAAATGATGCGTAAGAAAGACATCATCAACAAGATGAAGAAAATCTACAAGGAAACTGGTAATGCTTACATTCTTCAGGGTGAACAGGTAGGTCCTACAATTCAGCAGAACATTTACAACTTTGCTGAAAATGATTGGTATGTTTTTACTGTAAAGAATTACAACACAGGAAAGCAGCTTCCACCTGAAGAAGCTATCAAGGTTGCAACTGCTGACTTTGGTCTCCACTTTGTTCCTGTTATTCAGTCAAATGTTTTGCTTAAGGACATTATGCCTGATGTAAATGCTGCAGTTGCTTACGCAGAAAAGGCTGCTTGGATTGTATCACCTGAAGGTTATCAGAATCTTCTTTACGAAGTTCAGCCAAAGGACAAGATTTGGGTTGATTACTTGCAGCACGAAGGCGTTGTAGTTCGCACTATGAATTACGATAAAGACAGCAACATTGGTTGTTCTTTCAAAGTAAAGAACTCAGACTATGCTGACAAGGGTCTTGGTGAGATTGCAAAACTTGCCCGTAAGTAAAAAAGTATAAAAATCTATAAAGGATTTCAAAAGTTATAAAGGATAGGCTTGCCCTATCCTTTTTGTGTTAATATTATTGAAAGAGGTTTCTATGGATATAAAAATCAATAAGAAAGATAATGTCACAACAGTTGTATTTGAAAACTCAAACAGAGAATTCAAATTCACTGAAGTTGATACAAAAGATGAGATTTCAACAAAGGAAAAAATGTCCTTGATGGACTTAATTAAATCACTTTATATGGCAGGCAAGAAAGATGATTGCTTGTTTGTGGAGAAGGAATAAATATGGCAAAATCAAAAGAAGATTGGGAAGAAGAGCAGGAAGAAAAAGAACAGGCTTGGTCTGATGAAGAACTTGCAGCAATCCCAAAATCTCCTAAAAGATTTGAGGTTTGGGTGGAAGACCGTTATGTAATTACTGAAGTTGAGCCTGGGCTTAAACAGAAAGTTAAAGATAACAATTGGTGCTGCCTTTCAGGTAATGGCGAACGCTGTATGTGTAAGGATTTTTATACACGCGATAGCGAAGGTCCTTGTAAGTGTGGCATTTATAAAAAGACTCTTCGTGATGAAAAATCATTTTTGAAAATGAGAAGAGCAACTTTTAAAAGAGGTGAGTAATGCCTGAAGGAAGACGTATCATTCAAGAACCGCCTGTTGAAGAAAAGCCGAAGCCTTTATATGAAAGGGCTGATGATGGTCTTGATTTCGATGATACAAGTATAACATCAAATACTGAAATTGGCGGAGCGATGTCTGCCGCTGAAAATCAGTTTATTGAATTTGTATCAAAGCAAGTTGCAAAGATGGACCAAAAGCTTCTCTTTGACGGTAATACATCGCCACCTCTTCCATTGATTGACCGTGCTATTATGCAACACGAACACGTAATGCTTGCTCTTACTGCATTGTATGAACAGGCAAGATGGAAGTGGAACTCTGCAAAGCAAGCTTTCTCTGAATGGGAAGCTGTAAAGTTTTTGGAAGTTCGAAAAGATGTAAACAAAGCAAGTGAGTCTGCAGCAAAGTGGTATAAAAAAGAAGAAATTGACAAGATGGTTATTGTCAGATACCGAAAAGAATACGCTGCTTTGCAAGCTCAGATTCAGTTGGCAGAGTCCAAAGTTTCTTTGTTCCGCCGTCTTATTGATAGTTGGAATCAGTATGCTTTCCAACTTGGTCAGTTGTCAAGAAACGGTATTGCAGAAAAGAACTCATCTGATATGACTGACAATTATGAAGACCCAGAAGATCCTACATCACTTGCACAGCAGGCGATGGCAGAAATGCAAAATAAGTGATCTTCAAATTTATGTTAATATACTAATTGGTTATAAGGAATGGTTGCAAAACATTCCTTATAACCAATTGCAACTATGCGCCGTAAGGCGATAGAATATATTTTTATAAGGGAGACGTACCAATGGGTAGTTTCGATGATTTATTCAATGAAGCTCTTGCAATTCCAGCAGAGATTTGTAGAGCAATGCAGGAAGGCAATCTTCCTGAAGGGTCTCGTGTTTACCGCAGAGACATCACAGACGACAATGGAAATAAAGTTGGCGAAAAGATTGTTCGCACTTATTCCTATGGCCGTAATCGCCCACCTAAAGATATTGTTCGTTCAGACGCAATCCGTGTAAACATTATCGACGATAACGAAGGTAGAAAGACCTACGAGTTCGCGTGTGCAGGATATGATCCAAAGAGCATTTCTTTTGAAATCAACAAAGAAAATCCAGATTACATTGACCTTGTTCTTTCAAGTGGTGTAAAGGCAGAAGAGCCAAAAGCAAAAGAAGATTCCGATGCTAAAGACTCTCCTGAAACTGAAGAGCCAAAAGTTGAAAGCAAAACCTACGAGGTTCAAGGCTTTACTGTAAAGGATACTCGCGTTCCTTTCAAGGTAGACAACACAAGATACAACATAGAAGAACCTATTGTTGAGTTTGAATTCGGTGTCGTTCGTATCACATTTGAGCCAAAGAAGATAAACTTCAATCCTAAGTTCAAAAAGTAAAGATACATTCTGGAGGTTTTAACAAGGAGCTGCGGAGTGCAACTCCTTTTGTGTTAATATTGATATTGGAGGTCCATATATGGAATTAAATCAAGAGCTCATTGATGAAATGATACAGAAGCATTTAGGAGAGGAAAACAACCCTCTTAATGGAAAAACTTTTGCAGAAATTCAGGAGATGGCAGAAAAGGAATTATCTGATGAAAGCAATAATTGAGGTTTTCCGTTTTGACTTTTCAGAGAAAGAAGAGTCTGAAAAGAAGCTTAATGAATTGTTTGCAAAATACGGCTTTCCTAATTTATGTGTAACATTACAAAATGATTATGATGGCTTATGGGGCGTTGTAAATCAGCGAGATAGAAAAACAATCTTTGAGATGTTTCATTCTGGCTTTGTTGTATTCTTTGAAGAAAACAGCCTTATAAAAGTTGCATTTACAACTGAATTACATTTTGATGAAACTAAAGCAATAATCTTTTGTGATAAGTTTTCAAAGTAGGAGATGATATGAATTATAATGAACTTAAGAAATTTGTTGAGAACATTAAGTATCATAAATATTGGACAGGCGGTGGTAAAGGACTTAATGAACATAAAGACCTCAGTATGGACGAAGACTTCGATCTTATTAAGTCAATGGACAATAAGAAAGAGTTTGTTGTAAAAGACTCTTCAGTTGAGTTCTTATGTAATATGATCCCAGAAAGATTTATAAAAAATGAACAAATTGTCTTTCACTATAAAGGTGACTTTTGGGCATTATCACTCAAGGACCATATTTGCAAGCCTCATTCTGCACAACCTGATGATACCCCTATATATGATCTTCAAAGAGGCGGTTTAGGGGGACCTTGCTGCAAAAGCAGGTATGGCAATTCAATTACTTGAGCAGGCGATAAATACTTACGAAAGTAGATGTGATTACTTTCCTTGGAATTATGCAGTCATTGAAAAGATTGAATGTTCTGATAAGTATGACAGCAACTACTCTTTAACAAATGAAGATGTTAAAAAGATGCAAAAGTGGGAAGGCGCTCATATGAAAAAGCATCATAAAGATTGGTATGAACAATACCACGGAGCATCTCCTGTTTGGCCTTTTGAATTAAAATGGGGTTCTTGTTCTTTAGGTACTTATGCAGATACAGAATGCACTATTTGTAGAAAAAAGTATGAACAGGCTCTTAAAGAAAACAAAGATCCAAAAGAAATCGAAAACATTAAAAAAGATATGTCTTTTGAAGTAAGAGGTATTGAATAATGTGGCTCAGTAAAGACGAGGAAGAAGACTATGATGTTTATGTTTCTCATCATTCAAATGAAGAAGAGTCAAAAGCAGTTCGCGATTTCGTTTCATTAGAGCAATATCTTCTTGATGAAGATGACGAATTGATTGACAAGAATGGAGAGCCTTGTGATTGGAAAGATATAACTGAGTTATTCAGAGTATATAAAGTCAAGAAGTGTATGTGTCCTACAAAGGTTGCAGATAAGCTTCTTGATATATGGCCTGAAATTTTTGATGGCGTAGAATTAGATTTGAGGTAAGAATATGATTGAAAGAGTTTTAATTATTGAAAGAAATCACGATGCTAAACTTGCAATTCGTGATGATGTAACAAAAAAGTTTGGTATTGATGACAATAAGTTGCAGCAGCTAATTGATAGTGGAGATGAATATGAATACGAAGGAAAAAAGTACTGCTTCGACATCCCAGACGAAAGAGCCTACAATTAACGAGAAAAAATTGAGCGCATATTCTTTGGCACTTTGTAAGGAAATAAAGAAAGTTCTTCCTTACATCAGTAATGGTAAAGTTGCAAAAGGTTTAGTTAAGTCGCTCAACGATTACTTAATCGCATATAAAAAACTTGGAGGAAAACTGTAATGAGCAAGCTTTCAGAAAAATGCAAAGAATTAAAAAATGGTGAAATAAAGATTTCAAAAATGCAGTGGGAGAACATTGCAACAAAATGTGCAGAAGCAATTCTTGACCTTGAGTTTGATGTAATATCCTACGATGACAAGTTTGCTGTTTTGGCAATCAGAAAGCCTGTAAAAGATCATCTTATTGCAAATGTAAAGATTGCACTCTCTGCAAGAACAACACCTTATGAAATCTGGGTATCAGCAGACAACCATACACACGAGGAACTTGCCGCAGGAAAATCAGAAAGTGCTGTTTACGCTGCACAGTCTAATTTGAGCACAAAAGATGAAGAAGTCGATATTGGCGAACTTAAGTTCTATCTTGAGCGTACTTGTAAAGAGAATAAAAAAGTTGAAACACCAAAAGAGCCTGTAAAATCTGCAAAATCAAAACTTAATGAGGAAATTGATAACGGATTTAAAAACAATCGCGGAAGAGCACCACTTGGCGGTGAGACTCTCGAAAACGATATTGCCTTTAACGATTATCTTCACCGCAAGTTTAACGGTTTAGTATAAAGACATATTCTTCATTAAATTATAACACTTCTTCTTTTCGCCTTCGTAGGTTCTTTCCAATTCTTTGGTTGGGTCCCAGGCGTGAAGAGGAATATAAATGTTATCGTGTTCATCAAGCAAAGAAACATTTGCCGCGATACAATCTGTCAAGTCTTTTGCAAAATACCCAACTTTACTAAAAGTCCAACTTGTATCATTATAAACAGACCCTGGGAGACAGTATTCATCAGTATAAACATTATCTCCATTCATATGATCTATCTTCATTGTACCTGAAGTCTTTCTCTTTACCATTTGCAAAGATAACAAGTTATTCTTTACCATAATTGACTTACCGCAATAATATCTTTTATGAATTACATAATCAACTAATGACAAGTAAGGAGAATTGTTTTTATCAACTGAAATATATTCAACTTCAAGTCCTGCTCTTTCGAGTGCTTGCATCATAGCTTTTGATTGGAACGAGTCGAAAGAAACGTGGCGGATATTCATATTACCTAATCTTATCAAGTCCAAAATAAAGAACTTGAAAGCATCAAGGTTGATTGCGCCTGTCTTAGGAATTACAGGAACAACTAAGTCTGTAACATAAACTTTCAACGGATTGCCTTGAGAGTCCAATCTTACTGGGTCTCTTTCAACGTGGCTTATTGAGATACCCGCAGTATCGCCCGACACAGCCAAGTCGATTGATGCAACACGAGGTAATGCAGGCTCATAATAAAAATGATACTTACCAAGAATCTTATGGAAGAACTTATCTTTAACTTGATTCCAAATCAAATGTTCAGGCTCATCTTCCGCTTTAGCAATAATTGTTGAATAAATGTTTTTAAGATTGTTATCAAAAGTATGGTCAATCCATTCTTTGTTGTAAATCAAACGGTCAGCTGCACCTGAAGGAATACCGCATTGGTCTCTTAAGAAGTTGATTGGAGATTCTTCAGCGTTGTCTTTCATTGACTTAACACCTGATGCAGTAATCTGTAACATAGGAGCCCATTCAATGTCTACAGGTTCAAATGTTTCAAGCTCTGCTTCTGTTTCAACAACTTTAGGAGGCTGTCCATCACCGCCTTTGAAAACTGGGAAGGCGTGTACAAAGTCCTTCTTTAAGTTCATAGGTTGTTTCCAATCTGAACGTGGTGTCTCCCAAGCCTGTGGGAATTCCTCTGGGAAGAACTTCCATCTTTCACCTGAAATAATTAAGTTCTCTTTATTCTTTTTTGTTTTATTGTCCCAAATCCATTCATCAATTGGTGACTCCAAAGAGTTTGGCTGAGAGTCGATTATGAAGCGTCCGTAGTAATTACCTTTCATACGAGAGTCAATTCTTTTACGAAGCTTTGTAAAGAATGTGTAAATCTTTTCATCAGACCAACCGTTTTCAGAGAACATTGTCAACTCAGATATAACAGCTGAAATAATGTTCTGTCCCAAGATTGAGCCCGCACCGTTAATAATTTTATAGTTTACACCGTTTTGGAAAGAAAGACAAGATGTAGGAGAAGATGTTGTCCAGTGCAAACATTCTGCAACTTCTTCAGCAGATGCTTCAGTCAAATCCTGATGAGTACGAACTCTTTTGAAGTAAGGAGAACATTCAAGAATCTGAACGAAAGGCTCAAGCAACAATTCCGATGCTTTCTTTTGATTCCAACCACCCATACATTGTGTAAAGATTGAAGAAGGCGCCATACCAAAGAAACGATATGGGTGCCACATCAACGCATAGTGAACAGATATATACAATTGTGCAAGAGTTGAGAATGTTGATTTACCTGCACCAATGTGCTGAGTCAATACCAATGTTCTGTAAGGTTTAAGTGGGTCGAAGAAGTCTGCAAATACATCTCTTACCCAAGGGTGTAAAGTATTTGCTTGGTCACCAATATATTTTTCTGAAATAAATTCTTCAGGTGTAGGCGGCTTTGCTTTGAAATTCAACATCCAAGCATTATGCATTAAATCAACTTTTGCAGTGCCTGTCATTTGATTTGTTTTTATAAGCCATTCAATTGCTGCTTTGATTGCAGGGAAGTTGAGAGTTCTGAATTCAGGTCTTTCTCTTGCTTTAGGATCTCCTGCGACAACTGCGGCAATAATATCACCTACGCTTGCCAATGCTTCAACATATTCTGAGTCTAAAGAACAGCCGTTTTCGTGGAGCTGTTTGTTTAAGATAGGAACTTCATTGATTGGGTGTTCTTTTTTATAATCGTTTTCGTCTTCAGTTTGTTCAACTGTTATAGACCACGGATTTGCTGCCTGACCTTCAGGAACATCATCTCCGTTCAAAAATGCTTTCTTTTGAGCTTTTGTAAATTTTGGTTCTTCAGGTTCTTCATAAGCTTTATCTTGCTTATCATAAAACTCTTCGCCAAGTTTGAGTAATTCTGACATTATCTATTTCTCCATTTTTGTAAAAAGTCTTTCCCATAAGTTGTTTCAATATAGGAAAGATACTCACTGCAATCTGAAATGACTTTGATGTTAAGATCTTTCAATAATTGCAGTTTACACTTACAAACATCACTTTTGTAAATGCCACCATCTAAAGAGTCATCTGTATAAAATTGTGTTCCTTTGATTTCAACTATTTGGCCATTAACAATAAAATCAGGAAAATATCTGTGAGTTTTACCTGATGAGTCTTTATATGATATATAAGATACACTTCTTGAGATGTTTATATTGTGATCTTTACAATAAATATAATAAGCTAATTCCCAAGAGGAATGAAATGTGATGCCTTCATAAGTATATCTTTTTTTGCTTTTTTGCTGATACTCATCTGTTTGTGTATAGTATTCAGCACCATATTTTTTTAAATTTGTTTCTTTTATCTTATTTATAACATCTTTTGATTTCCAAGGGTTATCAACTCCATACTTCTCAATAAAATGTTTTTTCATTTTATCTAACGCTTGTTTAGAGCAGCCTGGGTTCTCTACCCCATATCTTTTCATTGATGTTTCTTTTATCTTTTCTTTGACAGCATCTGCTTGAGCTGAAAACTTAACACCATATTTTTCTTTACAAGTTTTCTCACTTTTTGCGTTTCTTAAAGCATACATAGCTTCGGCGCTTCCATACTTTTTTATTGCTGTTTGCTTTGTCTTTTCTGCTCTTGCTTTGTAATCTATTTTACTGTTAGTGCGTTTACACATACAGCTTGGACATATTATATGTCCATAGTTTTTGATGTTTTTCTTCGCATTTGCAAGCCATCTATCAAAAAGCTTACCGCAATAAAAACATTTAACTTTTATTTTAGAGTCTTTTCTTTTGAGATTTAAACTGTCTAATTGTGTTTCTTCAATATAATCAGCCATATAAAATTAGTATAGCTGTTATGTGAGGATTAGCCTAATCCTCCGCGCATCACAGAGAGTGCAAGGTTAGATGCCTGCTTTTCCCATTTTTCGATTACTTTTGACTCAAGCGCATCAGCTCTTGTATTATACAATGAAAAGTCAATTGCACCTGGGACGTCAGATTTTACCAATGATCTTAACATTCCTAAGTTACGAAGTATTGCTGCTTTTCCGAGATTACGGAAATCAGTTCTTATTGAGAATTTTATATCATCAAAGTCGTAAGAACAACAAAGCCACTTAACATTTACAGAGCCGCCTACTGTTGAGTAACCTATGCAGTATCTTTTTCCGTTTTCTTTTATTGAACGGACGTGCTCTCTTCTGAAGTAGTTTACATAACCCTGTTGTGCTGCTCTCATATTCATATTTGCATCGCCTTGTTGCAAACCAACAAACCCAGGGACAGGCTTACGATATGAAACACCGCGGCCGAAGCCACCGCCTGACATCATACCACCGCCATACATCATCTGTTCACGATACAAAGAGAAAGCGCCGCGGAACTCTGCTCCGCCACCTGCGCCTAATACATAATATGGAACTGCAGCAAAAGCGTTAGGAGGGAACTCTTTTTTGAACTCTGTTCCTCCGCTCATCTGTCCTACAACTTCTTCTTTTATAATTGGGAAAAATCCAAAGTAAGTATCAAAAACTGGTTTTAAGCAATATTTTTTAATTGCATTTGCAGTGTATTCAAGTTCATCAATTCTCAAAAAAGGTACACCTACTTCAGTAAGCATAATACCTAATTGCTCATCATCAATAACAACACCACCGTCATCATTACCTGAAATATCCAAGTCTTCATTTACTGGGACATTTGCAAGTGCATCGACGTCTTCTTTCTTTAATAATAATTTGAAAAATGGAGACTGAACGCCTTGAAAAGAACCGATGAAACAGGTATCAATATCTTCAATTTCATATTGGTCCCAATCAATGCAAGGCCATACATCATTGTCCACCTCATAATCAGTTAAACAATATATAAGAGCGCCATTAAGAGGCTTTCCTTCTGAGCAAGATACTTGAAAGATGTTATCTTTAATATAACGACGAGTCATCTTGGATGCAATCATTGTTCCTTGCAAAACCCAAGTATCACGAATTATGTCGTTTCTTGTACCAACTAAAGATAACAAATAATCTACATTACTAACCATAAAAAATTAGTAACCGGAGACATTCGTAATCTTTGCCTTTTACATTTAATTTGAGTTTGATTGCTTTTTCAACATAATCATTTTGCTGTGACTGAAGTGTGTTAAATAAATTTGCAACTTGTGAACTTACAATCATTGATGAAGCGCCACCACGAGATGTGTTTCCTGCTATCATCGAAGACATTGCATTTACTACATCCGCAAGTGTATCATTTGAGCCCAATTTTAACCCTCATACAAACGATTTCTTATTTCAAGCATAACATAATCAATAAGCTTTTCGATTTTATAATTCTTTGCCCACTTATCCAAAAACATTTTCTTTGCGTGTCTGTTTTTAGGGTGTCTCATACAAAGAACAATATATAAACGAACAATGTTTCTTATGTATTCTCTGTTTTCACAGTCAAGTGTTTCATCGAGTTCTTCAAGTATTTCATTGATAATCTCATAAGGACTTCTTCGACAAATTGCGTCTTCAGGTGAATACACAGGTCCTTCTGCAGCAATCAAGTCTTCAAGAGTTGCTTTACCATCATCAGAAATTTCCAAAGATAATGATATAGGCTCGCCACCTTTCTTTTTTGGATTTTTGTCTTTGTAAAGAACTTCAACAATCTTCCATTTCATCATACCTGCAAAAGATGTACCAACTTCAAAGTCAGGTCTTGTCAAATACTGACTCATAAAAGCAAGTGTTGCAGATGTTGTTCTGTCATCAACAACTTCAGGATCTTTATAACCTTCTGCTTTCTTTTGAATTCTTTGAAGTATTAAAGACTTCATATAAGACCAACAAATGCCAAACATTTTCTGCCATATAGCTTGGTCTCTTGTTTTCAAGTATTCTGCCTGTAATGTTAAAAGCTCTTGTTCTGTTTCAGGCTTATTTTCAAACTCACCATAAAATACGCCTTCAAATCTATCTGGGTCATACTCAAAGTTTACGTCTTCATTTAAGTAATGCTTAATATCAAAATCTACCATAAATGTATATTAACACAAAAAGAGAGTCGGCTTTACCGACTCCCTTATATTCAAATCTTCAAGAGATTAAAGGTCTGTATCAGCAACAACTTTTGAAGTTACAAGCTTGAAGTCTCCAACCTCAAATGTAACACCTACACCGTGTTCCTGATCTTCAGCAAATGGAGAAACAAGAACTTTTGCTGTTGTGCCATCAACAAGTTTGCTCAAGTAATCAGCAATCAAGATTGATGCAAGGCGGAATGAGAAGTCACCAACTGCTCCTGTTGTTCCGATTGACTCTACAGGAAGGTCAGTATCAACTTCGGCGCACATATTGTTGTAACGCATATTCAAAGCTTTCTCTGCAGCAACATAGTAGAATTCAATTGTCTTCCAACGCCACTGTGAAGCAGGGAATACACCGTCAAACATCTGCATCTTTGTAAGCAAAGTTTTAATGTCAACATCAAATGCAAGAGATGTTGCTGGGTCTGGAGCAATCTGTGCAAGAACTGATGCTTCAGGATATTCACACAATGTCTGAGGAGCAGCAATAACGGCTCTGAAGTTGATGTTTGGTACATCAATATAAATGTACTGTTCACAATCAGAATATGTAATGTTAAAGTTTCCTGAAAGCTTGTGAATTGCAGAAAGCAATCCGAAGATCGACTGCGGGATGAAAACTTTGTCGCCTTTTGTCAATGTATCAGCAACTTTCTTGTCAATAATTGAGAATGCTTGGTCACAATAAAGAATGTGATTGTTTTCAAGGCTCAAACCTGATACACGGTCTGTACCAATCATTGAAATAAACTTACCAACTGTTTCAAGGAATGAAACAACCTCGTTTGTGATAAGAGCAAATGATGGGTCAGTTGCAACAAACTTTTCTGCTTTCTTTGTATCAATTGCAGCAAAAGCTTCATCAAATTCAGCATCATCAAGTACATCAAAAAGATTTACGGAAATCTTTGATTTTCCTGCAGATACTGAAATCTTATTTGTGCCTGCATCAGCAGTTACTTCATCAAGCCCTGAAGCAGCAGCAACCTTTTCCATCGCCTGAATCATCTGATTCACATCAACATTAAAATATCCTTTTTCGGCAGGATCTTTAGATACGGCTGTTACGTTTACGGAAAATGTTATAGCATTTCCGCTGCCGTAAATTGAACAAGACAAAGAGTCATTGTCAACTTTGAACATAAAGTGAGATGCTTTAATTGAAACATCAGAGATTACCTGTGATGTCTTTACCAAAGTATTCAACTTCGCAAGTTCAGCTTTAGAAATTGTAAATTTCATCTTAACCTCTTGAAAAAATTATTTATTTTTATATTAACTGTGTAGCGGCGTTCGCAACGGAATATTATTTATTTTTGAGCAATCTTCTGAAACTGAAACATCCTTAAAAGCATCTATCTGACCGTGTCCCAATCCTATAAGTAAAAGGCCTTCAATTGTATCATAAAACAATTCACCTCTTTCTAATGGGCCATATTTTTCGATACGCTTTCCTATATCACCGTGGGCAATAATCAGCTTAAACATATAATTAAATTAACAAAAGTTCAAAACTGCGAATTTTTGAACTATAATGGAGGGAATAATATGAGAATAAGAGTATAAATTTTTTATAAATTTCTTTTTATATTATTATTGTAACAAATCAATAAGGAGTAAATTATGGAAAGATCAGTTGCTGCAAAACTTCACGAAGAAATCAATTCAGCTGTAAATGAAGTACTTAAAAAGTACGGTTTCACTCTTGCACCAGGCAGTATGCGTTATGGCGATTATGACTTGTCAATGACAATTAAGGCAAAGGCAGTCAATGAAAACGGAAAGAAGGAAATCAATCCGCGCCTGATGATGAGGGCAAAGAATGATCTTGTTGCAAACGATCCAAGATGGAACGATGTTCCTAAGGAAGATATTTTCAGTAAGAAGTGGTTTGTTTCAGGACTTGGCTTCTGTTCAATTGAAGATTACAATACTCGCCGCCGCAAGTATCCGTTTGATGTAAGAGCTGAAAACGGAAAGAGTTGGAGAATAACAGCTCGTTCAATTAAGTTTGAACGTTAAAGTTAAGTTTTACAATAAAAGCGGGTTTCGGCCCGCTATTCGGTTAATATAAAATATAAGGAGTTTTTATGTACATTACTGGTTACATTTTCGGATGTGGGTCTATGGTTTTGATAGAAGCACTTCAAAAGAAATTTCCTGACTCTCCTATTTGGATTGTTGGACTTATTTTATGGTGTGCTATTGGTTCAACAGTCAATTCGTGGGTAAAAAAGCATAATGAGAAAAACAGTTAAGTATCGAAAACTTGTAAGGGATAAAATTCCTGATAAAATTAAAAATGATCCTGATGTGATTGATTACACTTTCGTGCCGATGGATATTGACAAGTTTCCAAAAGCTCTTGCTGATAAAGTTGTTGAAGAAGCAAAAGAAGTTGCTGCGGCATTAGTAAATTACACTACTGAAGCCAACAGCTATTTTGCAGTTTTGGAAAACGAAGAGAAGTTGAAGGCAAAAGTCATCGAAGAAGTAGGTGACTTACTTGATGTTATTAAAGTTCTTCGTGAAAGTTACGACATTAAAAAAGAAGATATAAAAGCAGCCCGCAAAAAGAAGAACAAAGAACTTGGCGGTTTTGATAACGGCTATTTTCTTGATAAGGTTGTAAGGAGAAAGACGTGGAAATTGAAATGAAAGCAAAAATCACTGATGAACTTGCAGAGATGTGTATAAACAATGGAGTCTATTCTTTCAATATCACAAGAGGCGGCGGTTGGGAAGGCCTTTTCAAAAAGGATGTTTTTTATTCATTCAATGGTGACGCTCCTCTTAAGCCTAAAAACATTGTTCGTGAAAGAACTGAAGCAAAGATTATAGAAGGCGACTTCCTTGATATTATTCACGGCGGTTATATTCAAATCGGTGAGATGAAAAACTTCATTACAGTCAAAAGAAAGAACACTGACTGCAATGGCGTTGAAATGAATGAAGAATACGAAGGTGAAGTATCAGAAGACGCTGCTTGCGCTTTCCGTCACGCAATGGCAGTTGCAAACTTTAAGCCTTATTTCAGCAAAAATAAAAACTCAGTTTCTTTTTATGTTCAAGGTGACAAAATGGAACACGAGCTTCATTGCGAAATTGTCAATGTAAGCGGCGCGGGTCCTTTCCTTGAAATTGAAACAATCGTTTCTGATAATGCAGATGATAATGAAAAGCGTCAAGCACAATCTGAAATTGAACAGTATTTTTGGTGTCTCGGTATCAAAGACTTTGATAAAAGAGATTGGCGCACAATTATCGAAGAGAAGTCATAATGGCAGAACTTATATCACTTGAAGAATATCGAAAAACGGATGATTGGATTTCAAACATCATTAAAGACTCAGACATTCTTAATTGGAGAGCACAGCATAATTTTAAGCCAGATAATATGATTACTTCTGGCGATTGGTGTGTTTGCTTTGACAGTGCACTCCCAGACTTGTATGATGTTATTGATAAAAAAGAAGTTTCTGAACATCTCGAAAATGTCTATCCTATCAAAGTGTATCGCACTGTTAGTGATAGAATTGTTATGACGCAATATGCCCCAGTTGTCGGCGGTGGTGATAATAAATGGCGTTTTTTGTTCAGAGCAAAAAGTGGCGATGCTGCAATTGAACATATTTTGAAAAATTGTGAATTAACACTTGAAGACTTTTATGAATTTAACCGTCTTCCAAAGGATAGCCTTAAAGAATTTGGTGATGTTTACAGCAGCGCAAATTTCCGTTCTGCTCATAACATCCCACCACTTACATTATTGACAAGTGAGAAGTGGTCTGCTTATTACACAGAGTTTATAAATATGCACCCACAAGAAGAAGTAAGAAAGATGCCTGAGCCTGATGTTTCTGCAAAAATGAATGTTAAGAGCGTAATGGATATTGTGGACATCGCAGCAGACTTTGACTGGGAAGGCGTTTTTGATATTGAAAAACGCTTGGGTTACTTTGATGATGTTGATTGCACAGACTTGGAAAGCAAGAATGCTGCAATTGAGCGCTTCAGAGATAATGTTTTACAGGAGATAATTGACTTTGTTCTTCGATGTGAAAATGAAGGCAAGAAAGATCGTTTCTTGGAAACACAGCACAGCTTAAGAGTTGAGTATTATGACGGCGCTGTAATGCTCCGCTATCAACCTATTGTTTATGACAACTATGAATGAGATTGTAACAACAAATGCTAAAGACGACGAATACGTTGTAATGGAAATACCGCAAGATCGTTTCTTTGAATGTAAGCACGGCTTTATATATTCGATACCTGAACATAATGTGTATCAAAAATGTTGTGATTTGGGCATCGAAAAGCCGTGCAATGAGTGTAAGCATTTTACAAAGAAATGTTAATATTTATATAAGCCTATTACTGACAGCGAGTACTGTCAAAAGGAGAAGACTATGTCTAAGTGGACAGGAAAATCCGATTTTGCTGATTGGTGTGAAATGCACGACAACCCAAAAGATGTTCTTGAAAAGGGAGTCGTATATATGGGTGATGCAAAAGTTGCAATAAACTCAGAACACGACTTAATCCCATATTACACACATCTTACTTCATCAATTGGCTGCAGCAAAGACTCACAAACAATTCAACTTACAAGAGAATCTTTTATTGACATCGAAGAAAAAGAATTTCTTTCTCATAAAATTATTGATGCAATTCAGTGGGCCCGTAAAGCAAAGAAGAACAAAGAAAAGTTTGATTTCACTTTCTGTAAAAAACAGAAAAATTATTTTACTGACAATGAAGCACTTTGGAAAGCAATCATCAATCGTATCAATGAAAAGCCTGAAGTAACAAAGCTTCATATTGATAAAGACTATCGTAAAGCTTGCAACTTCTTTGAAGCCTATGTTATACCGCATTACTTCCACGGCATTCACGATGCTATGCATACAAGATACCGTGAACAGTTTGTAAAGTTTTGCTCTGAAAACGGTTATTGCGCCTTCTCAATCAATTTTGAGACAGGTGACTGGGGTTATCAAAATCAAGGTGAATGGCATCCTGTAATTCGTGATATGTGTTTTGCTATCGCCGACTTCCATAAAATGGAAAAGGATTTCAAATGACAGAAACTGTAGTAGATAGATTAAATGTTTACAGAATTGATTGGTGTTATGAGTGTGCTCTTGCAGGCTGTAAGACTGATAAGCAAAAAATGTTTGCTTGGATTGTTGTTAATCTTGCTCGTTCAATGGACCTTGGCAATTTTTTAGTTGTTGGCGGACATCTTCAGTTCAGATTTTCAATTGATGATCTTGAAGAAAATGAAGCAATCAGAAAGTTTTTACGCAATAAAAATTATTGGAACTTTTTGAAAGAAATCTGTTACTCTCATATCGTAACACATTACACACTTGATAACAGAGAGAAAGTACTTGCTGCAACAAATCCAAAAATTACTTTCTTAAATGATAGTAAAGATATTGTATGTTTGGAGTATAAGCTATGACATTAAAAGAGGCTAAAAGATTAAAGAAAATTTTCAAATGTATTGCAGACGCTTATAAAGCAGTTTATGATTCGTCTGATAATGTAGAGACAGACCTTGTAAAAATTTTTGGAACATCAGCAAAACCTAATTGGGCTTTGGAAGATCACATACATTTGAATTGCGGACAGATTGCTAACCTAGAGTTGTTAGATGAAGGCGACATATTATTTGCTCCTGAGCACTGGAGAGATGTGCACGGTAATCAAATTACAGGTGTCATTTCTCCTTGGTATTACGGAGAAAAGGGCAAAATAAAAAAGTCAATATCCTTCAGCTTAACTAAGGGCTGGGTAGTTAATATTGGCTTTTCTTCAACTAGAGCGCAAGAAACAGATTATACAAACAAGATTGCTTCAGAAGTTCTGCATTGGATAATTGATAATTTTGATGTTGAGTCAATCGAAGAGAAGACTGCAGCGTTCAAGTTCTCAAGAGTAAAGAAAGAATTCGGACTTGCTGGAGAAGATTCTTATTATCTTACAGTGCCATTAAAAGAAAAGTCGGATGAAGATAAAGCAACAAATTATCGGGCAGAAGCAACTTATTCAATTTTGAAAGAGGACAACTAATGCATATTGGCGGAATTATTGAAGACGATATAGTTGATTGTGACTCAGGCGTTGCAGTATCTTTGTTCACTGCAGGATGTCCACATAAATGTAAAGGATGTCATAATGCAAACTTATGGGATTACAATTTTGGCGAAGATGAGAACATTAAAGACATTATTGAAAGATTGATATATTTCATAGGAAAGAATGATATTGAACGCAACTTTTCAGTTTTGGGCGGCGAGCCACTTTGCCCCGAAAATATAAAAGATGTTGCAACAATCATTAGTGCAATAAGAAGCAAATACCCGAACATAAAAATATATGTTTGGACTGGTTATAATTTTGAAGACTTGCCTGATACTGTTGAAATGAAAGATATTTTATACAACATTGATGTTCTTATTGATGGGCCTTACATTGAAGAATTAAGAGACACAAGACTTAAACTTCGTGGGTCATCTAATCAGCATATCAGACTTAAATCAAATGGTTATGCCATTGAGGAAAAAGAATGACACTATACAGTAAAGATGAGCCTTTCATTGTAGGCGTTGATTTTGATGGAACAGTAACCACAAAACCTGAAGGAGGAATGGACTTCCCTCCACCTCAGCAAGGCTTTGTTGATTTTTATAGAAATTGAGCTAGAAAATTGCCACATCTTTAGTGTGGCAAATGAATGGCTCTAAAATCAAAATAGTTCAATCTTTTCAAAGATTACTAACTAATTATATATGAACGAAAAAAGGGAAT